AATCATTAAATTGCAATTTTAAACTTGAGATCTTTTCTCTTTCTTTTTCAGAGAAAATTAACTCATACATTTTTACAATGTCTCTAGGTGACATAGAATTTGAATCACCTAAAATTCCCATGATTTTCAAAACTGTTTCCGCATCTGCGTTAACTTCGTATTCCGCCCCTTTAATCTTGATTTTAGGATTGGAATCAAAATTCAATTTTTCAGTAATGTCCCTTACTTTTGCCATACTTTACATCCTCCTAAACTGGTAATGTTATTTCTGGTTTACCGTTAGACATTACATCAAATTCTAATGGAGCTACTGATGTAGAATCTCCAGAACCAGCATTTTTAACGTTAATAACTGCATTTGTAAGTTTTACGATGGTACCATCCGGGAATGTCCATTGAAAGTCTTTTTCGACGTCACGTCCATTCTTGAATGCCAATCCTGCGACTGCATCGTTTCCTGCGTCACCCACATTACGTTTTGCAGTTACAGAGATTGTAAGTCCCTTAGATGTCATTAATCTTTTCTTCCATCCTTCAGTTTCAAATGGTGTCCACTCCTCAACTCCATTGTCGAAAGAAACACCAAACGATTCACAATCAGCAATTGAACTCATAACATCCTCTGCTGTCTTGATTTGGAATTGATTCTCATAACATGGATATACTCCTGTTTTCATGTTTTCTACCTCCTACTATTTTTGATATATTACTGCTGCATCGATAACCATTTCGTAAATACCATTATCATCGGTACCTACATCAATTGGTTCATCATAAAGCAGTTGAATAAATTTAACTGTTGCGTTGTTTACTTTAACTTCTCTTGTGTCTCTCAAAGCGTCAAATATTGACGTAGCAGCCTTTTCTGTCTCACGTGGAGATTTATTCCAATGAACCAAAAAACTCACTGATTTAACCCCATAGGATTGCAGAGAAGGACCACCAATGGCTGTTCTATATGGTGTTTCTCTTTTGCTGTGGTAGACACCGATAGATTTCTCTTTCTTACTGTCTAACTTTCCCATATATGTATGCTCTGACAAATTAAGAGACGCAATATAATCTCTTACATCTTCTAACATCATAATCCTGCAATCCTCCTGTATAGTTCCTTGTATGCATTTTGTGCAAACGTGTCATACTTTCCACCCGAAACATAATCTTCATACCATTCACCTTTTGCATTTGGATTTTCATCTTTCTTAAAGTTAAATTCCGGATGAAAATACAACCTTCTTGCGTATGGCGTTGATGATATCAAACTCGACTTTCCTTTTGAACTTTGACTATTATCTACAAACGTACTTTCATTTTGCAAATTACCTGTATCAAACGGCATAACCTGTTTTTGAACGACCTCTGTATGCAATGCTTCTGCTGTCTGCTCAAGAGCAATAATCTGCGCTCCGCACAATTGACTTATTGCAGACATATTCAGCTTAACTGTTGAGCTTGCTTTAATCATTCAAACATCACCTCTGTGTAATTTACTGTTGAATCAGGATTTCTTGCCTTTGTGCCTTTAATGATCCTTCTTTCTACGCCGTAAATTACTGCAGTTCCTCCGGATATCACCGGAAGTTCCGGGCAAATGTCCCCAGGAAACATCGCAATTCCTGTTATTTGTACTATTTTCTTCTGATCCGTCAGAATACGTTTTGCACTATCCTGGTAATTGCATTTACCTTGATAACAAAAGGTCTTTAAAGGTTCTCCATATTCGTTATTGCCTTCTTGTTCAAATTCAAGCTTGATATCTGTTTGACAAAATTCTTCACGTACTAAACATGGCCATTTCATACCGTTCACCTCGCAAGTCTGCAACACAATCCTGTTTGCACTAGCTTCTCATAAACATCTCGTTTCATCGGAATACCTTTTTCAATTTTGACATTCCACGAATCTCCAAAACTCATAGATACTCCATTAATGGAATAGCCCTGCAAAATCATGTCGAAGATTTCTTTGTTTTCGCACTCAAAATCTGCCTGTTCACAACAAACTTCTTTGATAAGTTCTTGTTGAAACTCGGTCAAATTCAAAAATCCCCTACCCACAATGCGATTGTAGGTAAGGGAATCAATATGTCTTGATGCCTGCTTGAGATACTTCTCGAGTTCTTTATCAGGAAGAACTTCTCCTTTATACTCATTTTTATAGTAGTTTGCCGATGCGTATGGTTCATAACTCATTATGAATCACCTTCCTTCAGCAACTAGACTACTGCTGCAGTATCTAAGTCAACATAAACTGAATCTACTTTGCCATCTTTTCCATTTGGGAATACAAATGTATCAGAAAGCTGTCTGTTTTGGTACAGATATCCATCACCTTCTGTATGTGTTCCCGGTGCGAAGTAGTAGATAGAAGAAATCTTCGGTACTGTTTTACATGTAGCACCACATGCAATCAATACGTTAATTTTGTGTCCACCTTCTGCAGCTTCAAAACCACCTTTTTCTGGTTCCCAGTTGAATTTGTCATAGAATCTTTCATCATCGATAACTTCAAGAACTGGTACTCCGTCAATGTCGGTTACACGTGTCTCAATACCAAGACCACCTTCTGCAATTTGTGTCATTTCGATTTTACGAGTGAATGTCTCGTCCATTTCCAATGCGTCCATGACTTCACTTCTTACATACATCATCAATGCACCCATTGCTTTGTATCTACGAAGTTTGCCGTGTCCCAACATTTTCTTTAATTTAGCGAATGTTGTTTCAGCTGTGAAATCTGCTACTGCTGTTGAAGTCGTGTATCCTGCTGCAACTGCTGCCGCTGCAACTCTTGAGAAGAACAATGCGTCTGTTTCCGGAACGCTCTGTGTTTGCTCAAATGTACGTGTGATATTCTTGATAGATGCTGTTGCGTTTGTTTCATCAACATCTGCTTTGTCTACCAAGAATTCAATATCTCTGTCGTGTTCTACCGTGAATGGTTTATCTGTTTGGTTAAACTCGCCTCTGTTCCATCCACCATTACGGTTGTGATTTTTGAATCCACTTGTACTCATTTGTGTAAAGTGGAATGTTTTTGCATCTAACCATCTTACGTTCTGTGTAATGAATGGCGATGTCAATGTTCCTTGGATAAGGATTTCGAGGAGTTCAGGACTCCATTGTTCTGCATAGTTTAAATTTGGCATAATCTTTTACCTCCTAATTAATTCCAGCGGTTCCATCTCTTTGTCGGAACTTGCGCTGTTTGATTTTGTGTTTGTTGTTGTGTTGTACTTTGTTGTTGGTTTCCTCCAATCTGTCGGAACCCATTTTGTTGAACCTCTGTTTGAGGTTTGAGTTGCGGAACATCTTCCAAGACTTTATTCAAAGCTTCTTTCAACTTCTCTTGGTCGATATTTCCATCAGTTCCTACTACAGCTGACATATCTGCTAACTTAAGCACGTAAGGCATTGTCTTTAAGTCGATACCAAGTTCTGCAGATAACTTGTAAGCATCTCTTTCAATAAGTGCCTGTTGTGCCTGTTGCTGTGCTTGTGTAGTTTGTTGCTGCAATGCTTCTACATTCGGTTGAGATTTTGCTTTCTGCTCTTTGAATGTAGCAATTGCTTGCTCAGCTTCCTGTTGACTCAACCCTTGTTGTTTGAAATACGCTTTCAAAGCTGTATCTTCCTTTGCAGCTAACGTTCCATCTATCATCTGTTTGATTCTGTCATAATCAATAGTTGGTGCAGTTTGCGTCTGTGCTTGCTGTGTTTGCTGTTGTGCTGGTTGTTGAGTTTGCGTCTGCTGTGTTTGTTGTGTTTGTGTTGGTTCTGGCATGTGAATGCCTCCTTTCCATTTTTAGAGTGTCTCTCTATTTAATCCATTGTGTTCAGTGTCACTGCCCACGCATCTTTTATTGTCATATCGTGTTTGGACATAAAAATAGAGACGTCTAATTACGCCCCTTGTTACACATTACTTTTTGGAAGTCTTTCTTCCTTTTGTTTGTTTCTTTGGTTTTTCTTTTGGAGTTTCACTTGATTTCTCTTGCGTTGTTTCTTCTGAATTCGTCTGATCATCTTTCTGTTCTCCATCAGATTCTTCAGCAGAAATTTCCTCTTCCTGCTCAACTCCTTCGTTGGTACCCTCGTCCTGTTCGGCTTCCTGGTTCGCCTCATCATTCTGTTCTTCTGTAACCAGTTCGCAAACTCCTGCTTTTACCAAGACGTCTGCTCTCGCATCTTCTACATCAAATTCAGAATTTACTTCTGGGTATTCGTCTCTGACTTTGTCAAAATACGCTTCTTTTACTCTTACTTTTGGCATCTTATTCACCTCCTTCTAAGTTTTTTCCTTTCCACATTTCACACATCGAAGTACATAATAACCTCGCGCGGAACTATAGTACTTTCTGTATTTGTGTTTACAAAAATATTGTCGTATTTTCTTTAACATACTTATTCTGTAACACTCCTTCCTTGAAAATGGGTATAAAAATACCACTCAATCTTTCGACTGGGTGGTATCTATTTTAATTCTGTTATTAACTGCTGAACATCTACGTCTTTGCCATTATATTTTTCTATTTCCAACAAATCAAGTACAGCGCTTGCATATGCAGATAGTTTTCTGCCAGCTATTATAACTTCATCTTGGGTTAAGGTTTTCAGTAAATTAATCTCTTCTTTCGATAAGACTCCTTTTTCCAAACAACTCATTATCCCATTAAAACGATAAGCAGCGCCTGTATTTTTCAAATTTTCAATTGTTGTCATTTCCAAGCAACTCCTTTCTTCGCTTTAATTTTAAAGCCTTTAATCTTTTCACAACATCATTATACCCTAATTCTTCAGCAAAAGCAATCTCTATATCATATGCATTGTCTTCAAATTCAACCGCTCTTTCTGGATTCATGAAATTTCTAAATCCTTTCCACCCACTATTTTCATCATCAATAACATGCTGACGTTCATGTAACCAAGCACTATAACTAGCTCGTCTATCAATGACGAATCTTCCCGCCTTTCCAGGCGTTGGATTTGGCTGATATCCCATTACGTTGTCTCGATACTCGATTTCTATTCCTTTTGCCTCTAATTCTTTAATTATCTTTAATGTTTCTTCGTAATGAGACTCAAACGCACTTCCTATTTTTTCACGAATTGGATCTTCATATGTCCGCAACATATTCACATCATATATTTTGTTTTCCCATTGTTTTTGCTTCGTTCGATACTTCTTTTTATTGTCCTTATCTAAAGAATGTCTCGCTAGTTTGCTATACTTTTCTGCTTGTTTCTTAGCATATATTTTTTTCTGCTCTAACCGATAATCATTCTCTATCTGCTCAATTTCTTCTTGTGTATACGCATCATCCGGCGGAGTACTTACACCCTCAAAGTATGTAGTATGACTATCTTTACACCTTGGGTGATACAACCCTTCAGAAATAGCATAACTCATTAATGGATATGGACCATCCTGACGAGAACCACCTGACCAAACATCATCTATCAGAACTTTCCCACAGAACGGCAAGCACTTAGGACAAGGATTTCCACGTTTATTTACAATAACTGTAGATATTCCCCAGTTCTGACGCATCACGCCTTCTCCTTGAAGATATGCACGCTTAGACGCTGTTCTGATAGCCATGTCTGCATAATCTTTCAATGTATGCCTTGCACCGTTTGAATATTCCACACAATTGAGCCCGGAAGAAAGCATGTCCTTTGTTGCCATATCAACTGCTTTTTCATAAGTTCCTGCACCGGTATTTGCATATACTTGTGCATTGAAAATTGCTTTTCGATATTGGTCATTGGCCATACGAAGAATCGCCATTTCAGCCTTCTTCATATCAGCTGTTGTTGCTTTGATAAGTGCATCCAACTTTCT